CGGCGGCGGGTGATCTCAAGGGCCTCGTCTGCGAGATCAGCGGCGACCTCTACCGGGTGCCGTGGTTCAAGGACAACAAGCCGATGCCCGCGTTCCAGCGGTTGGAGCTCAAGAGCATCCGCACCGCCTCGTGGTCGCTGCCCGTGCCGGTGCAGTCAGGTCCCGGTCTCTTCGATGCCGCCGCCGAGGCAGAACTGGACGGGCTGTTGTGAGCGACCGCATGTGCCTAGCCGCCGTCGAGGTATGCGGCTGCACCGCGTGGGTGTCCGTCCTCGGCTACGGCCATGACGATGACGCCTACAAAGAGGCCGCCCGTGAAGCGAGGCGAGGATGCCGGATCGAGCATCTGCTAGTCGATGACTGGAAGGCGCGGGGTTGGCATTGCGCCGACCACCCGAATGGTCCCCCGTGGTGGAAGTCGAACGGCGGCAAGGGCAAGCGCCCAGCGGCTGCCACGATCGGACCGGGACTATGAAGCCCTCCACTGCGGCTGTCCTCGCCCTGCTCCGGCAACGTGGCGAACAGGGGCTCACCCAAATCGAGGCGCTCGAGGCCGTGGGCACGTTCCGTCTCGGGGCGCGCGTCTTCGAGGCTCGGGAGTACCTGGAGCCCGGCGAGGTCATCGTCAACGAGTGGGCCAGCTTCGGGAACAAGCGGGTAGCCCGGTATGTCCTCCGGCGACGGACGGAGACGGCGCAACTGGCCCTCTCGCTATGACGCACCGGATCGTCCGCTACCGGGCGGATACGGGCTTCGAGATGCAATGCGCGCTGTGCCGCTCCTGGTGGCCGCTCGCGGTCGAATACTGGAACGTCAAGGCTGGGCTCGTTCGGTGCAAGAGCTGCTGGCGGGCATACTTCCGGGCCAAGGAGAAGGGCTACCGCTCCGTGGAGGCCGTGGCCCAGGCGAAGCGCGAAGCCGGGCGCGTGGCGTACTGGTCGAACCGGGAGCAGAACCTCGAAGCCCAGCGGAAGTGGCGGGCCGAGCACAAGGACCACACGAGCGCGTACAACCGGGCCTACCGTGCCGCGCACAAGGTCGAGCTCCGGGAGAAACGGCGGGCCTACTACGCCGAGTGCCGGCCCGTGATCCTGCGGAAAAAGGCGTTGAAGTACGCCGAGCAGGTGCTATCGTAGGTGGTGCAAGCGGTCGCCTTTCCTCCCCTATGGACATCCGGCCGTGAGCGAAGGGGAGAAGCCGGTTCCGAGACCAGACACCTCGGGGCTGTCAACCCGATGCGGAGGCCGGCTCCGGGACTGAACGACCGGAGCCGCCGCCGCCTCGCCTGGCCCGGTCAGGGTCGCCGTTCAGAGGTTTGAGGATGAGCAGAGAAGACGGGTTCCCCGTCATGGACGTGTCCACGGACTACGTGAACGACCCGAAGTGGCGTCGGCTTCATCGGTCATCGCCTGAACTGCTGCTGCCCGCGTTCATGGCCTATACCGCGACGATGGGCGAGTCCTGGAAGGCGGGCCAGCGGGTGACGGTCGAGGAAGCGTGGCCCGCGCTGCTGGCCTTCGATGCGACGGTCATCGTGGCGCTCCGCGACGCGGGCTTCATCGACAAACGCGGCTTCATCGTCACGAGATCATGGACAGGATGGTTCGGTCCAGCCTGTCAGCGTCGCGCGAAGTCACGCGCTAGGTGGGCGCGGTACAACGAGAAACGTGATGCAGATACCACGGACGTACCGCGCGGTAGCGACGTTAGTACCGCGACTTCCGTTCCTCCCGTCCGTCCGTCCGTTCCTTCAGGTCCTCCCGTTCCGTCAAGCGCACGCGCGGAGCACGGGTTCAAAGAACCACGGAACGGACCCGTTGAGGCGGTCGGCTCAATCCTAGAGAGACAGTTCGGAGGGAGGCGATGAACACCCCGAGCTGCGCCCTCTGTGGCGACACCAACTCCGGCGTCAGAGTCGGCCTGGTCGAATGGCTCGACCCCATCGAGGGACAACGTTGGTCGGCCGTACCTCGGTGCACCGACCGCAAGGGCTGTCGTGAGCGGGTGAAGGCGTCGGGTGAACAGTGGGAAGTCAGGGAGAAGACGTGACCGATTACGCGACGTTCCTTGAACGCAAGACACAGCTCGACGGCTTGGATGGGTTCGAGCCGAACTGGATGCCCGACTTCCTCTTCCCGTTCCAAGCGGCACTCGTGGAGTGGGCGATCCGCAAGGGGCGCGGGGCGATCTTCGCGGACTGCGGGCTGGGCAAGACACCGATGCAGCTCGTCTGGGCTGAGAACGTCCGCCGCCACACGGGCAAGCCGGTCCTCATCATGACGCCCCTAGCCGTGTCGCTCCAGACCGTCGAAGAGGCGGCGAAGTTCGGTATCGAGGCCGCCGTCTCGAGGACTGGCAAGGTGGTTGCGGGGATCACGATCACCAACTATGACCGCCTCCACCTGTTCGACTGGACGGACTACGGTGGCGTGGTCTGTGACGAGTCGAGCGCGATCAAGAGCTTCGACGGGGTCCGTCGGCAGGAAGTGACCGACTTCATGCGGAAGGTTCGGTACCGCCTGCTCGCCACGGCGACGGCCGCCCCGAACGACTACATCGAGCTTGGGACCTCATCGGAGGCGCTGGGGTACCTCGGGCACATGGACATGCTCAACCGCTTCTTCAAGAACGACATGAACAACTCCGCCACCCGCGGCGGGCGCTTCCGATGGTCGACTGAGGGCTCGTTCGGCGCGCCGAAGTGGCGGTTCAAAGGCCATGCCGAGGATCCGTTCTGGCGCTGGGTCTGCTCCTGGGCTCGAGCGCTTCGGCGGCCGTCCGACATGGACTTCGAGGACGATGGCTTCATCCTCCCCGAGCTCGTCCACCGGCAGCACATCATCGACTCGCGGACCAAGGCCGAAGGGACGCTCTTCGACTTCCCGGCCATCGGCATCCACGAAGAGCGGGCCGAGATGCGCCGGACCATCCCGGAGCGTTGTGAGCAGGTGGCCGAGCTCCTCACCGATGCGGAGTCGGCGGTGGCGTGGTGCTACCTCAACCCCGAAGGGGACCTGCTGGCGAAGCTCATCCCCGGCGCTGTCCAGGTGTCGGGATCGGACTCGATCGAGGCCAAGGAAGAGGCCCTCGCCGCGTTCACGCACGGGCAGATCCGGGTACTCGTCACCAAGCCCATCATCGGAGCGTGGGGGCTCAACTGGCAGCACTGCCACCGGATGACGTTCTTCCCGAGCCATTCCTACGAGCAGTACTACCAAGCCGTCCGGCGGTCCTGGCGGTTCGGTCAGCAGCACCCCGTCATCGTGGACATCGTGACCACGGAGGGTGGGAAGAACGCGCTCGACAACCTCGAGCGCAAGGCCGGACAGGCCGACAAGATGTTCGACGCGCTGGTGGGGCACATGAACGACGCGCTGTCGATCAACCGCTCCCGGATCGGGACACAGAAAGTCGAGGTTCCCGCGTGGCTCTCCTAGATCAGAAGATCACCGACCGGTACGCGCTGTACAACGGCGACTGCATGGAGGTCATGGCTGACCTGCCAGACGAGTCCATCCATCTGTCGGTCTACTCGCCGCCGTTCGCAGGGCTCTACATCTATAGCTCCGACGAGCGGGACCTGTCGAACTCCGGCGGCTACGAAGAGTTCTTCGAGCACTACGAGTATGTGGTCCGCGAGCTCTTCCGGGTCACGATGCCGGGTCGGATGACGGCGGTCCACTGCATGGACGTTCCGACCTCGAACACCGGCAAGGGCGACGGGCTCCGCGACTTCCCCGGCGACATCATCCGGATGCATGAGCGGGTGGGCTTCACCTACGTCGCCCGGTACCATGTCTGGAAGGAACCCCTGACCGTCCGCAACCGGACGATGGTCAAAGCCCTGGCCCACAAGACCATCGTGGACGACTCGTCCAAGTGCGCCGTGGCATCCGCGGACTACCTGCTTGTCTTCCGGCGCAAGGGCGAGAACCCCGTCCCGATCGCGCATCCGCATGGGCTCATGGAATACGCCGGCGAGCGACAGGTCCCGACCGAACTCCTCCGGTATCGCGGCTGGACGGGCAACCAGATCGAGAACCGCTACAGCCATTGGATCTGGAGGCAGTACGCCTCCGCGTTCTGGGATGACGTGCGCCTCGATCGGGTGCTGCCCTTCCGAGAGGCACGGGACGAGGAGGACGAGAAGCACGTCCACCCGTTGCAGCTCGACGTGATCGACCGGACGATGGTCCTGTGGTCGAACCCCGGCGAGCGCGTCCTGACCCCGTTCATGGGTGTCGGGTCCGAGGTCTACTCAGCCGTCAAGGCGGGGCGACTCGGGATCGGGGCTGAGCTCAAGCCGTCCTACTACCGGCAGGCGGTCAAGAACCTCGAAACGCTCGACGGCGAGCAAACGGAAGAGCTGTCCTGGATCGAGGCGATGCACGAGTCAGAGGTCATGGACGAGCCCGACGAACTGCCGGTGTAGGAGGCTAGACAGGGCGCGTATACTCCGGGCGATGGAGCCCTTCCTCTGCGCCCGACATCACGCCATCGCGTCGAACGCCGAGCACGGCTGGCTCCTCTGCTCCGCGTGCTTCGCGGAGGCCAAGGCCATCGCCGAGGCCAAGCAGCTCGAGGACCGCATCCGGGCGTTGCGCTTGAACTCCACGAGCGCGCTGATGCAACGGCTCGGCTGGCGATGAACGTCCGCTGGGTCCGCATCCGCTCCTGGCACATCGTCCTCACGCCGACCCGCGTCCCTGACACGTTCGCCACGCTCTGCGGCCGGCGCGCCGCCGGGCCTGAGCAGGACGATCGGCCGGGTTCCGAGCGCACCTGCGAGACCTGTCTACGGATCGGCGGGCCGAAGTGAAGACCGCCATTGACGCCGCGCCGCGCCCCTCAGACGAGGAGATGTTGCATGCCATCGCCGAACTGCCCCTGCGGGAGTTCTTGCGGCTGAAGATGCGTCTCTGGCTGTTGCTCATCTCCCGGATCGCTAGGGCCAACAACCTGTGACCTACACCATCACGCTCCCGTTCCGCTGGCTCTCGGGTCAGTGGGTCTTCCTCGTCATCGGCTGGGTGCATTGATGCCCAACGTCGTACCGATCGGTACCAAGCGGAACCATCGCCGCTATACCGCCCGCGAGAAGGCCCAAGCGGTCGGTATCGCGGTCGTGGACGGGCAGACGATCGCCGAGGAGCGGACCGGTATCCCGAAGGAGACGATCCACGTCTGGCTTAACCGCCCCGAGTACGCACCCCTTCGCACTACCGCGCGGACCATCGTCATCGAAGAGTTCTGGGTCGGCATCCAGGTCGGGCTCGAGGAGGTCGTGAAGGGCCTCCGCACCGATGCCCCGGTCCACCAGAAGGCCGAAGCCCTCAAGGTGATCGCGGACCGCTACGCCCTGTTGTCGGGTGAGGCCACCGAGCGGACCGAGACCCGCGAACTCACGGCTGAGTTCGATGACGGCGAAGCCGATGCCATCGCTGCGTGGCTCCGCGACATCGCCCGCGAGCGCATGGCAACCGAGGGGTGATCGCGCCGCCTGAACCTGTCCTGGCACAGATCGCCCGCGAACTCGCCGTCCCCCTCGACTACGCCTCTCCCGAGCACATCGACTTCTTCGCCTCCCGTCACCTGGAGCTCGTCGCCTCGGGCTGGATGGGTGCCGGCAAGTCCCGCGTCCTATGCCAGAAGGCATGGAACGTGGCACGTCGGTATCCCGGCGTCACGGTAGCCCTGTTCCGCAAGGCGCAGAACTCCATCGCCGCCACGACCGAGCGGACCTTCGAGCGAGACGTGGTGGAGCGCCAGTACCTCGCGCCGGGTCACATGGGGCGCAACAAGTCCGAGCACTGGTGGGGTCTCGCCAACGGCAGCCGGATCTACTTCCTCGGGCTCGACCCCGACCCCATCACGGGCGTGCCGTCCAAGGTGGGCTCGCTCGATCTCGGCTGGGCCGGGGTGGATGAGGCGGTGGAGCTGTCCGAGGAGGACTGGATCATGCTCCTCGGGCGTCTCCGCGATCCCCGGATGCCGTGGCACCAGCTCG